AAGCAATCAAGATGATTACGCACCATGAAGGTTTACGTTTTAAACCTTATCGGTGTCCCGCTAAACTTTGGACAATAGGAGTAGGCCATGTTTTGTATCCCGATCAAGGAAAGATTCCTCTTGCTGAAAGAGACAGTTATCAACTACGTCCAGAAGATAACAGAACATTTACGCAAGAAGAAGTAAATAATATTCTACGTGCAGACCTTGCTCGTTTTGAACAAGGAGTTGCTAAATTTATAACTGTACCCCTAACACAAGGAATGTTTGATGCTCTCGTATCTTTTAGTTTTAATGTCGGCCTTGGCACACTTCAGCGTTCTACGCTCCGCACGAAGCTTAATCGTGGAGACAAAGAAGGTGCGGCAGAAGAACTCCTCAAGTACTGCATGGCAGGAGGAAAAATCCTCAAAGGATTGCAAAACCGCAGGATAGACGAAAGAGCACTCTTTCTGAGCTAATAAAAAAGCCCTCTTTCGAGGGCTTAATTGTTTCTAGAACATCAAACAGAGTGAGATAATTCCTAAGTGGACATAAATCACTGGATGAGGTTCTTCATTCTCAAAGTCTGGTACATCATCGACTTCATCTACACTGTAGATTTGATCTGCTTCAATACCAAAGACTAGGCCAGATTTCCATTCAAAGTTAATAATCATATTGTTCCTTAAAATGATACTTCGCAGTTACCTGCTGTGCAAGAGAGCATCTGAGCACCTTCGACATTATCAGTACCTTCGGTGAAGGATTCCCAATTAATCGTTGTTGGCATTTGAGCCAACATTGTCTCATATTCCTGGCTATTGATCTCCTCGTAGGGAGCCTGCTTGTACGTACCACCATCGTAGGGCAGATACGATACACCAGTCACCTCATCGAAGTGTTCCCAGGTCCATGCACCAACGCGAGGCCACTCATTCTCATTGACCGAGATGGTCACAGAAGGCTTATGCTCACACCAGTGACGCTGGAAGGCCAACCAGAGTTCCAAGTGCTCTGTAGCTGAGAGTTCTTCACGCAACTTAGCACCTTTAGCCACCTTTTGTGGGAAGCTAAACACAGTGGTACTATCAGGCTTCATAAAGCAAGGCTCAGACGGGAATCCCTGAGCTTTCAGGAAGTCAGTCAGGGGGTCTTTGTTATCAGAACGAACCCTGCGAATATAAAACTCAGAATGTTGGGGATGGATACCACTAGCAGTTCCCGTGAGTTGAGACACAGTGCCTTCCGGTTTAACACAAGTGATAGCAGCACTAACAGGGATACCCAAAACACCAGCCAATTCAGCGTTAGTAGCAATTGCAACATTCTTCAATTCCTCAAGACGTTTAGGTAGTTCAGGATCAAAAGCATTGTTCAACAAAGGATTGTCCAAGATACCAGTCATAGACACACCCAAGAGACGCTCTTCTTCAGTATTGGTCTGCCATACCTTACGCAGGTACGGGAAGTTAGTCATTGTCGATTGAAAAGTCCCCAGAATCGTCGCCAGACGCACCTTGGTACGTAATACATCCATAGTATCATCGCTACGCACGATAACAGAAGAAAGATTACAGAATTGATAAGGGCGAAGAATAATCTCAGAGCATGGGTTAGTACCCCACTCTTTATTAAGTACTCGACGACCATTCTTTTCGGCTTGTAGTTCGGACGCATAACGATTAAAGATCCCTCGCTCACCTGAGTGAGACTCATAAATATTAGACCATTCGCGCATGAACTGGCCTACGTCAGGCTTGATCTCATACACCGCTGAATTGTTAGCCAATGCACGTTGACCATTGCCGTCCCACCAGTTACCTGCCTTAGCATGAGCCATACGGTCATCGTTAAGGTCAGACAAAGAGATCATGGCACTACGACGCACTCCACCAACGACAACAACCTCCCCGATTTTACACAGAATGTCGTGACACTCAATCGTGTGCAGCTTACGGCCCACAGCACCCCTGAACTTCCCAATGACATACTTGAACAGATCGACGAGCGGTTCTGGCCCACTTGCTCGACCCCCAAAGGTCTTAAGGCGTGTTCCGGCAGGACGAACTGCGGATACATCCCACTTCGGGATCTCGCCAGCGTATAGCAAGGCAATAATTTGACGCAAGCTCTTTGCCCAGCCTTCTTTGGAGTCTTTAACGACAACCACAGTATTGCTTTCATACAGCTTTTCAGGAATCTCAGGAAGTTTGTTGACATACTTTTGCTCCACGCTAAAGCCTACACCAGTGCCACACAAGAGGATATACATGGCCTCATCGAAGGCTTTGACATCATCTACAGGCAGATAAGAACAGTTATAGCCAGCAATGTTCTGACGCTCCAAAGCCTCACCAGAGGTCATAATCGAGCGCATAGATGGCATCACAGACAGGCCGTTGATAGCCTCAAACAGTTCCTTACGCAATTCAGGGGTGATTTCATAATTGTGCTTGGTCTTCAAGTGCTTGGTCATGAAGTCCAGATAGCGATTGCTGGTTTCATCCCAATGTTCACGGCGGTTCTTGTCATCCAGGAAACGAGAATAACGGCTTTTGGCTATATACGTTTGGTACGGGGTCATTTATTTCCTTGTTCGAGTTCAATAAGTTTTTCAAGATAGTGGATAGCCTTACGTAAGTCCTCCACGCCTCCCTTGTCTTTCCAACGGGACACGTATTTTACACAGTTTCCCTCGAAAAAGCCAAGGTTATTTGAGGAAATATAGTCCCAAGGCTGAATTTCTTTCTGGTTATAGTGGCTTCCTCCGACCTGTTTTGGTGCACTAATACCAGTCTGCTCCTGAGCCATGATCCTCTCTATGTACTCACTCGTTGACAACATTGTCTGTTCTACCATATTTACGCTCCAAGTATTCGATGCTTAAAAACATTTCATCAAAACTACCGTCATTGACCTCATTCATGACCAGTAAGCCACGCCAGTGACGGTTACTTAATTGATCCATGTACGATTCGTCATGAAGGTAATAGCTACCAGCCACAATAGCAGTGATAGACTTGCCATCTGCACGTTTTCCATAAGCGACTTGTTTCCCTTGCTGATGCCCAGCAATACAAGACATATGTAGCTTAGAGATAATAGCGGCAGGAGAGGCAGCAGGTCTGCCCATAGCGCCCACAGGCCAGTAGTGATTAAAGCCAACCCCATTAATGAAGACGGGGTGGAGAAACCCATGAACTTCCCAATCATTTTCATATCCTAAATCGTGGGTAGAAATCAACCCTTCTAGGGTAGGATTATTGTTGACTGCTCGATCAATGCGGTTCTCATGGTTTCCCAGCGTCATCACCATGCGAGGCTTGTAGATCTTTTCCTTGTTCTTCTTTTGCTTGGCCTGAAGGTCTCGTAGAGGCTGTAGGAGCTTTTGCATGGCCTCCTTAGTCACCTCTACGTCCTTCTTGTAACGCAAGCCTTCAAAGTACTTGGAACCCTTGATATCGTGGCTAGAGAGGCTAGGCATATCAGCAAAGTCCCCTATGTTCACGATAACGTCAGGCAGATAATCCACAATGGCCTTACCTGCCCAAGTAAGGTGCTCCAGAGGAACACCCTCCTTAACCTGACAATCAGGAATCACTAGAATCTTCATCGTCTTCCTCGTCATCTTCATCGGTTGAATAGAAAAACTCTGAACGCTTATGTTCACCATTGTTGTTCAACTCAGGATAGCGTTTAAGCACTTCTTCAAACACTTTACGATTAAGCTCACGACCAGGGGCAGAAGAAAGATCATGGTCAAACAGCGGGATCTCTACAACATAGTGAACCTTGGAACGGATCTCATAGCCGTACGATGATTCCAGAACCTTGATAACGTCCTCAAGTATCTTAATCCACTGTGCACCACCATACTCATTGTGCATTGAATAAGAAGTGTTTGGATAATCGTCTGTATCACTGTTGTCCTGAGAGATGCTAAAGCTTACACGGGTGTCTTTTGGGTATGTTTCCATTTTGTTACTCCTTTGAATGATGTGAAAATAGTCTTCAAGTTTCATACTTAAACTCACTTGATTCATATCGTTTACCTTCCTCAATTGCATTCTTCAGTGCCGTTATGATTGCAAAGCACATCAAGGCATTTACTTCTTCTGGGGTCATGTCAAAGTTAAAATCAGCAGACCCGTCAGGATTCTCTCTAATCAGCTTTACGTCCATTGCAGTTCCTTATGAAGTATTGAGCATCAACGATTGCCAAAGGCTTACATTGATTCTGTTTGATAAATACGACTGGCTCATGAGTCCCATG